GATACGGCGACCACCGAGATCTACACTCTTTCCCTACACGACGCTCTTCCGATCTGTTCGGCGTCTCCTGAAAAAATAATTCTACAGTTCTCACCAACTCTGGTGATGATTGATGACAGTTCATGAAAATTCATATTAGAGAACTCATCTACAACAATCACACAATCATCAAAAGTTAGACCACGAAGAAATGATGTATTATAGAACTTAATTGTTTTTTGAGATTTAAGGTTATCATAAAGCATATCAAAGTCAACTTCACTGGGAAGTTGAAACATATGCTTTACCATACTACGATATGGAGTTTCAAAATAACCTTGTTTTTCGTTTTCGCCACCAGGCATATAGCCAATAGACCGAGTTTGAACCAAGGACCTTACAATATACACACACTCTTTGTCATTTGTTTCATCAAAAACTTCCTGTAAAGCTTTATAAATGCAGCTAAAAGTTTTACCAGAACCGGGAACTCCATGAGCCACCAGATGTTTATTATCATCATAAGAATCATAAAACTTTTGTTGAGTTTTTGTAATCGGTTGAATGTCTAATAAAAATTCTTTGCCAATAGCTTTCTTTTTTTTCGAAGACTTTACACTCAAATTATTGAAATCAACTGGTGATGGAGCAGCTTTTCTACGTGGCATAATTTTATTATAGTGGTTTTACATTACTACCAGGAACAGACCCAGCTTTCTTTAAGATTTCATTCCATCCAGGATGTTTGGAAGTAAGTTTATTTTGCCAATCTCCTAGCTCACAACTGTTAGGAGCTGTTGATGGGTCACTCCAATCCCGAATCCAGTCAACGTTATCTTTTTTCCAATCGTCCCATTCATTAACACTCATTACAACTTCTTTTTTTTCACCAGTTTCCGTATTCACTATGGGATATGTCGCCAAAATTTACACCTCTATTATTTAAATTATTTATTCTAATGTTATTGAAGGTGCGTCATCACACTCAATACAATCAATACACTCATCGATATCTGGATGAGATTTCAAAAATTCTTGAAAGTCTGGCTCCGTAAATATAATTTTAAATATACTACCAGTCAAATGATCTTTTACACACCAGGTTTTCATAAGTATCAGCAGTTTGATTTATTTATGGAGAAAGTTTAGCTCTCTTAAATCTTTTATCCTCATAATAATTCCAAACATTTGGAGTCCACGTTTCAAGATGAGGAACAAACTGTTCTGTGAGTGCTTGAATTTCTAGTTGAGCGTCCAATTTTGCTCTTAGATCCATTATATGAAGAACAGAACGAAGATTGAAAGAAACGACAAAGTTTTGGCGGATTGCTTGTGCTAGGTAATCCCGAATATGTTCTTCACACATTCCCTTTTCATATTTTATGGCATAACGCTTACATCCTTCCAAAATCCAATTTAATTCGTCAGTATAGTCATCTTCGGTCCAATCATATTTTTTACCATAACGATTGGTATAAAATCCAGGAGGACGAACATAAAAAACATCCTCAGGTTTCAGTTCTCCACTTGCAACCTTGACTACACGTTTACCAGTGTATCGTTGAGACTGAACGTCAAAGGTTACTCCGACACGATGAGTTCGTGCCTGCATAGCTACGTTATGAACGTACCCAGACACCGAGAATGTAATTGCAGGATGCTCTAGAGGTCCCCAATGTCCTTTATCATTACTTAGTAACCTTTCTACAATCCATTTACCACATTCAGATGGACTAGGAATACTTTGGTATTGGATTGGAATTTCACTATAATCACACTTAGCTGCTTGATAGATTACTTGTTCCGGTAACGGATAACATTGGAGCATTACCACTTCCAAATTTTTATCGAGTTCAAGTAAATCGGTTGCTTTAATTGGTTTCATTTCAATTACCAAATCCTTTACTAGTAAGTTTACGAAGATTTTGAAACTGTTCTTCTAAGTTCCTAAGTTCTTTTTTCATATATGCCAGTTCATCACCAGTATATAATTGTTCTTCTTTCAATGCTTTACGAAGAATTTTTAACATTTTGTTTTCACGCATAAAATCTACCATTGTGTAATATTGTATCAGTGTTGAATAAGTTATTCATCAAAAACTTCATCATAGTCATCAATCATATAATCATTTGTGAAAGTAGAAATAGGTTCATTTAACTCTTCCTTCAGAGCTTGAATGAGTAATTCCATATTTTTTACTATAAGTTTCACTTTTTCAGTATTCATTGTGATAATATGTCTTCTATGATTTTACATAAAAAAAGAGAGAAAGTCAATTCTCTCTTTTATAGAGGATGAATAAATTTATCTTTTCCTTTTAGTTTCTTTTGGTATGTAATCGTAAACTTTAGGATTTATTGCACCGTCAGTCCAATTAATTGATTTGACATTACGAAAATTATCATAATAATAATCAAATACCTCTACTCTAGAACCTCTCGCAATGTCATATACTAAGTTGCCATCTTTTGTATATGAAACCATATAGCTATCTCTTGGAAGTCTCTTATCTTTTGCTAAACTTGGCTCACACTCTTGGTGTAGAATAATCATATTCATCTATTAGTTTCCCATTGAATATCTGGGTATGCTTGTCCGACAATTGCTTTTGTAATTTTATATTTACTTTGTAGATTTTTATCTTTTACTAAACACATAATTTCTGCATCTAGTGGATGCAATCCTTGAAGCATTTCAATAAACATACTTTCCCGACGAAGAGAAGTGATATTTGAGTTTCCAGGAACACCAGAGCTAGATTTCACAAAGTTAATGAATTTTTCACATTCTGTGCGTAGAGTAGTATGTCCTGTCCGGATTTTCTCAGTATATCCTACAGATGGATTGTCATAAAATTCCATCTTCTCAACTTCTTTTTGTATATGTTGGCTCACAGTGCCAGTTTTTACTAAGTCCTCTCCTACAGTGGAGTAAGGAACGTCTCCTTCAGGAAGCATAGACACTACATTGTCATCAAAGTTCCAAATAAAAATCGATTTCAATGCAGGTTGTTCGTAGATTTTTAGAACTTGAACTGCAATGTCCTCAGTATCATACTTATTAATCAATTGTAGTATTTCAAATACAAAAGGATTGTTGGGTAAAGTTAAATCTACCTCTTGCTTTGGTTTTGATGCTGGCTTTCTAGTGGAAGATGTTGACCGTTTAGTTGATGTTCTTTTAGGTCTAACTGTTGTTTCTTCGGTTGTAATTTTTGATATAGTCATAAAATTATGTAAATGTTTAGTTATATAGGGTCATTTATCATCGTCATCATCATCATCGTCATCATCAAATAGAGATTGATATTCTTCAATAAAGTCTTCATACATTCCAGGATGAATAGAAACTGCAACGACTTCATCTGGAATTAAATCCCCATCAGAATCAAAAAATTCAGGATGTAATGGATTTATCTTTATGGGACGATTGGTATCCAAATAAGTCTTAAGTCCCCAACCTCCAATTACACCAACAAATAAAAATAGAGTGGTCAATAAACAAAATATCGTAAGTTCTGTAGCTAACATTACTCCTGCCTCCTAGAATTAACTTTTTCTTCTAATATAAAATTCAACTTTAAAAACAAACTCTCGATTCAACAGGGATATTATTTTATTTAAGTTGAACTTGTATGAAACAGGTGGTTCCTCCTTTTTCTTCTCTGGGGTATATAGTAGAACTTCAAGTCCGCGATTTCGGTCTCGCTCATCACTATTTATTTTACTCAAAGTAATCGGTTCTCCTGCAAATACTTAATTGTGTCTACACATCCACCAAGTTTTTTATCATTTACTAGAACTTGCGGAAATGTACTACCTTCACCAAATTCACCGACAAATTGTTCCCGATTAAAGTCAGTATCTAATTCATATATAACAATTGGAAATCCTTTAGTAGCAGAAAGATGCTCTAAGATTTTTTTGACTTTATCACAATACGGACAAAGACGTTTACTATAGATTATAAAATTCATAAAAGTAATAATAATGGTAATAATATTGTTAAATATCCTATTATGGCTCCCGATATCTCTGTAAACATCGGGAGCCATATACTCTCATCCTCTTTCATATATTACCCGTGGGTTTAAGTATTTAGAAGTTAGATGAAATTTTTCGGGGTCGGTAAACCACCAACTCATTTTCAGTAATTTGATTTTGCCATTTAATAATATCACCTAATCGTTCAGTTGTAAAGAAAGTTTGTTGCAAGTACCAGTCCGACCACATCTGATGACCCTTTGAATGATTACAAGAGTGACAGGCACATAAAACATTTATAACTCTATCACTCCCTCCTTTAGTTCTTGGCGTAATGTGGTCTAGTGTAAGATTTTCTTCAGATCCACAATACGCACATTTATAATTCCAGTTTTCTTTGATTGATTGTCTCCATTTTCGTTTTGCCTCTGAGCTTGATGTCGCTTCTAAATTATACAGAAGTTCCCTTGAGCTTTGATAGAGTTGCATTCGTGATGTGCGAACTAAAAATATTTATAGTTTCTTATATAAAGATAAATGAGTCACCAGTTTAAGAAAGGGTCAGCATTTGGTTTTAAAGGTTATGGTCTACTTCTATCTTCCTCATATTTTTAAAAGCAAGAGTCATCATTTGCATCTTTAACTTTTGGTTTGTAGTTAATTGGAATTTATTTTTAAGCTAACATTTTCCAATCGATATTTCCTAAATATCTATGCTTTTTAATATCTTCAACACCTTTTATTAAAAATATTTAACCATTTTTTAAATTTCCATATCTTTTTGATAAATCTTATTCTAATAAATGTCTAACCAAAGATTTAGCATCAGAATCAAAAACAGTTGAAAATCTAAGCTTTCCAGAGAGAATGTTTTAATAAATTTGCATTGGATCATTAGCAGTAAATGGGTCAATTCCTTTAATTAAAAATTATTACCGTGATTCATTTCATAAACTAATACTAGATCGGAAGAGCGTCGTGTAGGGGAAGAGTGT